TAGTTTTTGTGCTTCCTCTGCCGAGCCAGTTGATCGAGTAAGGCTTGCCATTGCAGGCCTCAACTCGTCATCAGTAACAGCAAACGCGCGAGACGATGCAGAAATAAAACTTTCCATGCTGGCAATCTGCGCATCAGTCGCGCCAGCGCTTGTGCGCAATTGTTGTGCCAATAGGTCTTGCGCTTTTTGATCCTCTACCGCTGCCTTAGTAGCCAAACCAAGACCTGCAGTTAAACCACCAAGCACCGCAATAGCAGGCACCATAGCCTTTTTTAACGCAAAGCCTGCTTTAGCGCCAGCGCCCTCTAAATCTTTAAATTGAGCAATTGCCTTTTTAACACCTGCACCGTCATACTCAGAAATAATTGGAATAGATAAAGCCATTACATGCGCCTCGCAATCATGCTTGAAACACCGTTAATCATTTGTTGCATTTCACGCTCAATGCCTTTGCGCGCTCGATACACCGCAGGCCCGATAAGTCGAGTGCGCCCAGGTCGTACAGGCTCAAGATTATTGCTAAGCGTGTTTGCGTTTGCGCGACCTGCAGTCTCAAAAATTGCTGCAGCCTGATCTTTTTGTATAACAAGAATTACACCAACAGCATTTCGCCTAGTGTCAAATTTCATTTGCACGCCAGCCTGTGCGCGTTGCACATTAAAACCTTTAATACTTTGAGGCGGTGTGCGTTTATGTGATTTCCAATTGCGAGACATCCCTGATAATGGCACTTGTGTATAAGCACGCTTGCCTGCGTCAATTGCTGGCTGTGCAATCTGTTTAGCGTCAGCTTTAAATTGTTTTTGCAATTCAGGGTCAATTTGTTTAAGCGCGTTAATAGTTTGCTTAACACCTGCCACCTGCACCGTTGTTGACACATTCATTGCTTGCGCTCTTTGTTAATAAGTTCTATAACAGTGTTCATATCGTCAATATCAAAAGTGATGCCAGCAGGCCAGTAACCAGTAGCCACAACAATTTGCGCTAATCCGTAGCGGTATGAACCGCGTCTACTTTTGGGCTGTTTTGTTCAACCACCTCTAAATTCTTTAACGACTTAATGTACTCATCTAGTTGTGCTGGGACTGTTACGCCTGATGTGCGTGACGCTTCATACGCCATAAATGCCAAGTCCTCAATACCAAGACCTTCAGCAATCTGTGACACTTTGCGTTTATATTTGCGCTCCCATGCAACAATTGTCATTAAGTTTGTTGACACCGTTATTTGTGTGTCATCGTTAAATGTGGCTTTAAGTGTTAGTTGCATGCGTGTACCCTCTCGGTTGGTCTTGCTTTGTTAGTTCTCAGCGGCCAGTGCCGCGCGATCATGCTGTTGTTGCTTTGAAAAGATTTCCGCCAGTAAATGTTAAAGTTACCGTTGACAACTCACCGAGGCTCGCGTTAATTGGTGTGTGAGATTCAAGATAACCAGTCATGGTGTAACTAGGGTTTGTTGCACTAACTGTTGTGTCAAATGCTTTTACTACAATTGTTGTTTGGATGCCTACAAGACCAAAAATAGTTGCCTCAGTTTCTGACGCTGCATAAGACTGATACAACTCAACCTCAATGCTGTTGTTTTGCAACGATGTAATTGCAGCGCCGCCGTACTTGCGTGCACTGTCCCCAAACGCTGTTGTTTCTAATTGCTCATAAACATAATTTACGACTGCACTTGTGCATTGGTCGGTAAGATTTACTGAATTGATTGTAACAACTGGGTTTGATAAATAAACTGATGACATATTTTGTTAGTCCTTTTGTTCTGTGTTTATAGTTTTAGCAGATTTTTTAGGTTTTAATGGGGATAGATGCCCAGAGTCAACCAGAAATTCTAAGTCAGTTGTCAAGTCGCCTAGATCAGCTTCTCGAATGATGTCGCCCCAGTTATAGCCGTTAAGTCGGTTGCTGGTCACTTCGTAATCCATCAGGTAGTGCTCGCTTTCATTTGTATGTTTAACGATAGTGCAGGGTAGTCAACACCGCCGATTGTAAGTGTTGTAGGTCTGCCGTCAGTAACTGCGACTTTGGCTGCCAATACTTTGGCTGCAATGTTTAGTGCATTGCGGTATGCGTCAGCGTTGCTTGGCCCAAGACTGATAACGGTCACTGGTATTGACATGTCAACAATGTTGCTATTAAACGCAGTAAACGACATTGCATCTAGCAGTATGCATGGTGGTTGCACATTGCGTGGGTCTGTCACGCACACCAAGCCCGAAACTGCGTTAAGCGTGCTTGCGAGCGTGTTGATAGATGTGTTAAATAGATCGCTATAAGTTTGCGCAGCCATTAGGCGACCTGTGGTCTGTCAACACCGATCAACTGTTTAACCAGTGGCGACAGTCCGTTAGTCGAGCCTTGCGACATGCCATCAAATGATGCAAAGTCAGATATGCCACCACGCTGGCGATACAAAGCGCCACCATACATAATCGTGCCTAGCGTGACATCTGCACCAGGTGATGTTGTAAGACTGTCAAAATATCCGCATTCTTGTCGTCTGCGATAAATGAAATTGTTTGCAGCGCTCGCGCACTGTGTAACAAATGTTGTGTCGTCTGCAGTCGCTGTCGCAATACCTAGCCATGTCAATATTTGTGCTGCAGTTATCCAAGTGCAGGTCTGTGTGTAGGTAACTGTGCCAGCGTAAAACGCTACAAAATCAACATTGCTACCAGTGCACGCATACAACACTTGATTAGGTACAGGCTCATTTTCGTCATATAAAAATTCACCAGTAACACCATCAACGCCAGTAAACAAATATTGTGGCAACGCCAGCACTGTAAATGTGCCGTTAAATGGTGCGCCAATAGATGCAACAGTTACAGATTGACCGATAACAATTTCTGTTGGTTCTAGCGTGCTTATGCACGCATAGTTGTCTAGTAATTGTTTACTGGCTGTTTTATAGATTGCCATAGCGGTTAGGCCGCTACTCGACTAGGCGACTGTGATTGACTGTACGAAACGCGACCCAGCAGTTGCATCAGTTGCATCTTGAAAGAATGTTGCAAAATAGCCGTAGTAAGAATATTCACGACCTAGCAATGCAGGATTTTCTACACTCATTATTCCGCGTTGTTGCTCATAAAATTCGATCGCTGGCGCGTGAACTACAAGCATTGTGCCTGACGCAAAGTTACCGTCAACAACAATTTGCAATCCCATTGGGTTCATACCAGACCATGATGCGGCCGAGCCTGCACCCAATGTGTTTTGTCCAATTAGACCAGGTGCACCAATTGCTGGGAACAGTGGGCGCTTATCATTGTCAAGTTGACCGCCGAGTTTTTGCCACACATCAACGCTTACTAGCAAGTGTGTTGCAAACAGGTTTGTTTGATTGCTGATGTTAAATGCACAACCGTAGAGCGCCGCCATAAGTGATGTTGGGTCGCCTGCAGTAACTGTCCATGTAAAACCTGATGTTTGTTTTGCAGTGTTGCAAGCATCAGCTGCTATGTCGTCAGTCGTTTTCATGTATTGTCCTTGCAAGTCTGTGAGGATTGCATTTAGCGCTGCAGGGTCTGTAAAGTCAATATCCTGTTGCGAAATAAACACACCACCTGCGACAGTTTGTCGTGTGACCGTATTCGCGCTAAGCGTCATTTTTTGACTTGTAACTTCTGAACCTTCTGTCTGCACTGCTGTTGCTGTGTGTTGTGTAATGATTGGTCGTGTAAATGCTTTACCGTTTCCGTTTGGCATTGCTCGAACGCCGACTGCAGAAACCAAAGGCCTGATCGCGTTGTAGTTAAGGAAAATATTTCCCAAAACTGGCTGAGGTAGCAAGCCTGGTGTGTCAGTAGTCAAATCTTGTGCTAACGCAAACTGCAATGCTGTTTGGCTTTTTTGTGCAGCAATTTTGTATGCTTCGTTTACTTTGCGGAATGTTTCGCCGCCAATGTTCATTGCGGCTGCGTACTCGCCAACTGTTGGCATTGCAAACTCTCGTGCAGGTTTTGCCCAAAGTTTGTCAACTGCTGCTGCTGCTACTTCAACTGGTGTTTCTACTGATTCAATCATGATTTTCTCCTGTGTAGGTATAACTTCATTTAACTCTATTTTTTTGACATCTTGTGGGATACTCGCTGCAACTTCTGTAATTACTGCACCGCTAAACGCGCCTTGACTAACCATGCTTAACTCAGTCCACTCAGCTGACTCAACGATCATTACGCCATCCTCGTCATAACTAAACTTTGTCGGGTTTATACCGACAGATACCGAGTCAATCACACCGTCATTTGCAAGTGTCAAAAATTCGTCACCCAGTCGAGTAGCGCTAATGCGAGCAACAAACATCATGCCTTGTGGCGTGTCCTCGCGCTCTGTAACCATGCCCAAAATTTGGTTTGAGTCATGCTGACCGTAAAGTTTTGGATTACGACCGTCAACAGGTAACGCGCCCTGCATAATGCGCACCTTTGTACCGTCTGCAACTGTTGCTGTTTCATCGTATGTAACTGCTATGCCACTGATTGAGCGGCGCGGTAATTCCCCTACCGCACCTGCGTCAACCGTGATCACCGAAGGGGTTAACTTGATCATGACTGCGACACTACATCAACTGTGTCTGGCATTTGTGCATCATCACGATTTGTTAGCGAGTACTCCCCAGTTAGATAATCCTCAACATCAAATTCGACATAAGTGCCGTTAGGCAAAACATTGTTTTGTGACAATGTGCCAGCAATGCAATCGGCGTAGGCGCGCACACCAAATGTCCACAAATCCATGCGAGACTCAGCGCTCGACTGGTAAGAATACGAGCCGACACTGATGCCTGCAAGGTATGGCGGTATGTTGCAAAGTCGCGCCATTTCCATTGCCTGAAATTCTGCCGACTCAATCAACAACATTTTGTCAGGGCTAGTCAATGTCTCGGTATAAGTAACAAATTCATTTAGCGCTGCAGTACCTGCACCCGACTCTCGCGCTGCATCAAAGGATGCTGCAAGGTCTGCAAGTTCTTGACCGCTCATGGGCTCGCCGCCGACTTGCCGCAAAGTGCCACTTTGAATTGGTGAACTGGCGTTTTGATACCTTCGTTTTTCTAGTTTTAGCGCTGTCGCTACAGCCTGTGTTGACTGGTACACAATGCCTTGTATTGGCGACAAGAATTGCACAACATCATTTGGGTCAAGTTCGCCACCATTAAAAATTATTTGTTTTGATGGCGCAAACCACACTGGGCCAGCCTGATCTAATGTCTGCACCATTGCTGCAGGTAGTCGAGTAAATGACGCTGGGAAACCGTCAGATGTCCTGCTCGTCACATAGAGGAAGCTTCTCCCATAAAAAAATAAATCATCAAATAAAAATGCAAGGCAAAATGAATTGGGCACTGCTGGGTCAATTTTGCGTAGCCAAGTACGCGGTGCTAATGGCATCTTTTCCATTTCGTCACCATTCCAAATTTCGGTGTACATCTTAAGACGCATGCAACCAATGACACTTGCCATAAGATCGCGCGCTCGACTAACGGTCGGCACACTCATTGCTTTATTGCGTGCCTCGCCTTCAATGTATGAGTAGTACTGACCGATCATGCCAGCGCCAGCATTAGATGGCTGATAATAGCTGCCAGCGGCTGCAGCTTTAGACGCTGGTTGTGCGTTTGCAGTTTTAGTTATTTTGTCTGCAATAAATTCAATCAAAGTTTTAGCCATGCTGTAAGTATGCCATTGCAATTACTTTTAATGGTGTATAGGTGCTGGCCGCAAACAGACCGAGAAAGCAGGTAAACAGCCAGCCACCCACAAACAGATTAGCGTGACGCAACCACAATCATAGGTTTACCGCTAGATGTTGGGCGACTGGCAAGCGCTGCAGCCCACACCATGCACCGAGCCAATTCGATAGGCCCTGGCGATCTTTGACTAGATAGTGCAATGCTGTTTTGTGACCGTACCGCTACCGCGCGCTGCACATGCTCTGCCAACATTTCTTCGCCAGTGTGCACAATAAGTTTCTCACCAATCATTGCTTTTATTCGTGGCGTAAATTTTAATATCTCGCCGTAGCCGACAACAATTCTTTTCTGCTCAAGTCTGACAGGCCAATGCAAATCTATAGTCGGCGTAATTGCAAACCGTACCCCACCGATGTTGCACAATCTGTCAACCTCTGCAAGCACCTGATCAAATGTGTCAACAACAAACTCGACTGTGACCGCTGTGCGATGATCAGGCAACACAACACACCTGACACCAAAATATCTAGCGTCATCTAGCGAGCACTCAATGGCAACTGTGCCACCGTCAGGTATCGGGTCTATGTAATGCAACTGAGGCCACACCCCTGGCTGTATCCATGCTTTATCACTAGCAACCCACAGGTTGCAACTAGCGCGCAAGAATGATGCTCGATCAGGGTTCTCGGACTCTGACTCAATAGTTTTCATTGTCAATGTTGTACCGAGTGCAGGATTAGACCATGCCCAAGATGCTGGGTCTAGCGGTGACATGTCTGGGGGTGGCGACCATTCCGCAAAATAAAAACTTGAATTTTGTTTTGTGTCAATAGCGCGCAAACCTTGCTCACGCCATTTAAGCATTGCGGTACTTGCCTCTGTCCCAGCAGTTGACCAGAGTGACAACAGCGGTGATTGTTTAGCGCGTTGTGCAGGCAGTAAACCACCGTCAATAACCTCACGCGAAATATCCCACATCTCATCAGCCACAATAAGATCACAACTCATACCGTGACCAACCGAGTGATTAGCGGCGCGCACAAACCATTTACTACCGTCAGGCATAGTCACCGCATTACGACCGTAAGACTTCATCAAGTCAGCGTTAAAATACTTTTTGAGTATTGGCGACAAATTATCAAAAAGCATTACCGCAAGGTCAAGTCTGTGAGCAGTCGTTAGCACAGTTTGTTTTAGCCCACGCACTTTAGGCATCTCAGTAAGCCACCAACCGACGAGCGCCATTAGTGCAACAGTCTTGCCGTTTTGTCTTGCAGTAGAAATTAACGAAACACGATTGACAAGATCAGTTTGGTCGTCAAATAGCAGCTGACCTTCAAGCGCTCGACACTGCCACGGCATTAACTCAACCTGCAGATACTGCCTAGCAAATTCCCTAACACCGTCAAGGAATGAACCCGAGTGATCAGGCCACGCAGTTTCGAGTCTGGGCTGGTCTTTGCCAGTTATTGCCAATCCTGGCTGGTTTACCCCATCGGGGATAATCCTGAC